GTCGCAATTCGCCCGACGTTTGTCACGAGGCCCATGAAGTCGAGGACAGGAACGCCTTGGCGGGAGACGGGTGCCATTTTGAAGCCCTCGGTTTCAGTTTACGCAAGTTGTGAACACGTACACTACTTTGTACAGTATCTGACGGTCATGTGTTCCGCATGTAACTGAGCCCGCGGCCGGCCACGCCCTGGAACATCCCCCGCGTGCCGGCAACATCGGGACCCATGTAGTTCTGACCGTCCTGCTCGCGGGCTTCCTTCTCCGCACGCTCGTACTCGTTGACCTCATCACCCAGGCGATCGATCCGCAGGTTGACCCGCAGGTTCTTCATCGCCATCTGGACAAGGAAGTTGAACATCGGCCCCTCGGCGACGTCGAGGCGGCTCGAGATCGTGTAGCCACGCTTGGTCACCGTGGCCGTGGCGGCTTCGGCCAGCGTCAGCGACGTGGCGCTTTCGACTGATTCGATGCGGTACTCGTACTGTGGCGGCGTCACCGAGTCGAATGCCGTCGGCGGCTTGGCGTCGTAGCTGACCCGCAGGACCCCGCCGACCATCGCCTGGCTGAACTCCGTGGCCGTCCCGGTGACCGTCAGGGAACCGTTCGTGGTGGCGATCGTGCCGGCGTTGGCATCGACGACGAGCGGCCGCAGGGGGATCCGGCGGTACTGGAACTCGCAGGAGGTCACCTCGCCGGGCGGGCACCAGAACATCAACTGCTCGCGGCCGTAGCCCGACTGGATGAGCGTGAACATATACGGCGTTCCGACGCCGTCGTTCCAGTTGCGTCGGCGGACGAAGTCGTCGATCGGCACCTTCTCGATGACACGGTTGTCGTTGGCCATGATCGGCTTCGTCATGCTGGCGAAGTCGGCCGGCAGGTCGTAGCGGTTGCGGTAGATCGTGTAGGTCGTGCCCGCGGCAACGTCGTCACCGGGATTGTTGTCGGACTTGAGTTGGGCGGTGGTGCTCGAGAGCCGGGTGGCGATGTCGTAGTGGACGCCGCTGAGGACGATCGTTCCGTAGCCGCCGACCCAGGTGGGGAAGGTGCCGCCGGTGAGGGTGAGGAGGCGCTCGGCAGCGCCGCCGGTGTGGTCGTAGGCGACGGTGCCGGTGTTGTAGCTGGCCGAGGTGATGAGCTTGGCGTAGGTGCTGTAATACTGCCAGGAGTGCTTGAGCGGCAGTTTCTCGACCGCTTCGTAGGCGCTGCGGATGACCGCGGCGGACTTGTGGCTCGACTGGTCGTTGCCGATGTAGGCCCGGAGCCGGTCGATCAAATCGAGATATGACCTCACGACTTCACCTTGGCCTTCTTCCGGTGTTTCGGGGCCACGTACTGGCCCTTCTTGTTCGGCGGCGAGAGCCGCTCCGCGACATCATAGCGTTTTTTCTCGACCTCGTGCGGCGCGATCTCGCCCGTCGACACCAGCCGGCCCAGTTCCCGATCGACAATGTCGTCCGCGATCGGGATCGACGGCTCGGGTTCCCGTTCGACGGCTTTGACGCCGAGTTGCTCGGAGCCCCAGCCGCGGCGCCGCAGGACCGCCTTGGCCTCGTCCATACTGCCGACCCAGGCTTCCGGGTCACCGGGAAACCTCGCCAGACCGCCCTGGTAGGTGCGGCCGTTGATCGCAACGCCGGCTTTCTTGGCGGGATCGAGGTAGGCCTTGCGGACCTTGTCGTCGGAGGTCTCGAAGCAGCCGGCTCCCTCCTTGGCGCCGCGGAGGAAGACGGCTTGGGTGCCGAGGTTCGGGACTCCGAAGCGGCGTTCGGCGGGCTTGCCGCACTTCTCGCAGGTGGGATCGGCTTCTTGCTTGACGCTGGTGGTGATGCGTTCGAACTTGAACCGGCACTTCACGCATTCGAAGTCGAGGATCGGCATCGGCAGTCTCCGGGGTCGGGATCATTGTAGAATACGCACCATGCCCGATCTCGAAGAAGACGATTCCGACGACGCGGAGACGGAACTCCCTCCAAGCGCCGTCGAAGCCTCCAAGGTGGAAGAAGACCTCATCGCGAAGTGCAATAACGCGATCGCGGTGCTCATGGAGCACTGCGACAGCGTTCAGGTGATCTGCACCCGGGTCCTGCCCATCAGCGGCGGGACGATCCGGGTGGGATGCGGTGGCGGGAACTGGTTTGCCAGGCTGGGTTCGGTCCAGTCCTGGCTCAAAGAGAACAGCGATTTGGCGTGAACTTGTCGAGTGTGCCAGCGGTCACAAACCAGCGACGGCCCTTCGAGGATGTGACTCTTACCCACCGTCTCGGCGGCACAGTTGCGGCGGCAGGAATCGAACCTGCGTATTCCGGATTATGAGACCGGCGAGAAGCCACTTCTCAACACCGCAATGAACACCATCCTACGCAGCAGGAGGCGCTCCGGCACCGGCAGGTTCGCCCGGAGCCCCCATCGGCATCGGCGGAGGCAGAGGCTGGATCGTGAACCGGTGCCCATCCCGCAGGCCGATCGAGTCCGCCCACGCCTGCACGAGGGCATTGAAGGGTCCGACCTGGCCCATGCCGGCGACCTGGAAGAGCGGCTGCAGGAGCATCTGCATCGCCTGATTGATGTCGTCGACGAGTTGCCCCTTGTTCGGTTTCTGGGTGCTGTCGGCTTCGATCCGCATCTTGACCGCCATCACCTGCCGCGGGTCCTGACCGTAGACGAACATCTGCCAGGCCATCTGGCCCACCGGGCCGAGGTAGAACTCGACGTCTTCGGGTCGGAGGTTCCAGTAGTTGGCCAGCTTCTCGCGCTCGGCCGCGCGGCCCATTGAGTCCTGCACCTTGTCGGCCATGTCGTCCGGCCGCACGTTGACCGCCTCGTACTTCTTCTCGCTCTCGTTGGCGCTGCGCATCTGTTTCGATGAGAGTCCGTACATGAGTTCCGTGAGCCCGACGCGGAGGTCGAACTGCTCGCTGATCGCGGCCAGCACTTTCCAGATGTCCGGGTTCCAGGTGGGATGCTGGAGCCAGTTGACGAACTCCTGGATGCCCTGCTTGCCGTCCATGCCGATCGTCTTGAAGACGGTCAGGTCCGGGCCGTTCTTGATGATCTCGACCAGTTCGTCGCTCGCCGAGGCGTCGATGGCGATGAGGTCCCGGCACGTCGTTTTGATCTTCGACGCCAGCTTCGCATAGGCCCAGTTCAGGAACTTCAGTTCCCCCATGCCCGGGGTGAGGTGGGAGAGCGGCCACGGGTCCTTGGGAACCTCGTGGAAGTAGATCGGCGTGAACGGCCAGGCCCGGTCGATCCAGTACGGCGTCGGCCACTGCAGAAGCTGCTGGGCCGTCTGCCAGGCGTTCTCCTGCCTGAAAATCCCCGGGGGCAGGTTCACCGGCCAGGGGTGGTTCGGGATGATGCAGAGGTAGCAGTAATCCCCCATGGCTTCGTAGGCGGCCTTCTGGATGTCGGTGATATGCTCGTTGCCGGGCAGCCGGCCGCCGCAGCCGATCTTCGACCAGATCTCCCAGACCTCGCAGCGGTCACCCTCGTCCGGCGGCACAAAGTTCTGCTCGAGGCCGTCGAGGCAGTGGCTGGCCGCCTTGAGCGTTCCCGCCGGCAGCCGGTACTGACGCTCCGCCTGCCACCGCGGCATCGTCGTCCTTTGCGCGCACCAGGTGATGGCGTCGATCGAGTGGGCCTTGGGGTCCATGAGGAAGTCGTCGACGGTCCGCCAGAAGCTGCCGCAGGCGCGGGTGCCGGTGACCGGGTCGGTGATGACGTCGTGCCAGAGGAGGCCGAGGCCCTTGATCAGGGCTTCGTCGATGGCCCGGCGGGAGTTGGTCTTCAGATCGAGCAGGTGCGGGGTGATGTTCTCGATCGATTCGAAGAGGCTGGCAATCGCTTGGTGCACGAGCATCTGCTGGCCGGCCATCTGGTAGGCCTGCTGGCTGGCCATGAACCGGAGCGGGTCCTGCGCGAAGATCTGGGGGTTGATCTTGGGCGGCTCGGGGATGGTGGCCCGGCGGTCGGGGTTCTTCTGGTAGAGGACCGGCCCGAAGATCTGCACGAGTTCGGCGACCTTGTTGATCGTGACGACGATGTCGCTCTCGGTCGCGGGCGAGTCGTTGGTGCGGAAGAACTTGTCGGAGCGGATTTTGTTGAAGAAGAAGTCGTAGGGCCCGGCAAAGAACCGGAGGCCTTCGGCGGCCTCCGTGGCGAATCGCTTGTTCTTGAAGGCCTGGGCTCGTTGCAGGGCCGAAACCCAGGCTTTGGTGGCTTCGACGAAGGGACCGTTAATGAGATCGGGCATCCTGCACCGTGGCTAAGACCATTTGCAGCCACGGAGGCAACTCCCACGCCCCGATCGTGCTGCGGTCTGCGACATTGTAGTCGGGATCGTCGATGTGGCGCACGCCCTCGAAGCAGCCGTAGATCGCCCGGGTCCGTTCCGCCGACCCGCTCATGAAGACCGTGAGGTAGACCGCGTGCGGGTTGTCACCCTTCCGGGTGATGATGGCGGGGTGGGCGCCGTCCTCGCGGATGCCTCTGGCGTAGAAGAGGCAGGGCATCGAGACCTGGGCCAGTTTGTGCTGCTGGCGCCACGGTGGCGACTTGAGCTTGGCCGCCATCTTGTTCGCCGCCGCGTTGATGAACAGAAGGTCGTCGCTGCTTGGAGCAATTTTGCCGGAGCCGCTCATCGCCGGCAGATTCAGGATCACCTCCTTTGCCTCGGGCCCGAACACAACGTCCTTGGCCACGCTGGGATCTCCCAAGACAACCGGTGTCGCAGGCGGCTCCGGCGGCTTGACCACCGGTGGCGGCTCCTGTGCGGCGAACGGATCGGGTGCCCCCTCGTCGTCATCCTCGACCACGGGCGGCGGCTTGGGTGCGGTGGCCAGTTCACTCGCCGGGATCCTCGGCCGGCGGCGGGCGGTGCTAACGGACATCGGCAGTCTCCAGTTTCTGACGGGCGGCCGCGACGAACTTCGGAACGGCCGCCGCGGCGTCGGCCTCTCCGGCGGATTGCACGGCGAACATCGACCAGCGGACGATCGCGTCCCAGGCCTGACGCACTTCCGGCATCTCCCACGATTCCTGACCCACCGACCAGACATGTGCGTGCCGGTCGAAGAGGGTCCTGGCCAGTTCACTCACTTTGATCGGAACCGACTGGGTGCCGCTCTGGGCGTCGAGGCCGTGGATGATCTGCATGGCGGCGAGCATCCCCGGGTCCTCGTCCCCGTCCGGCTCGTTGCCGGTGACCTCGTCGTAGATGCGGCCGGCCACCAGGGCCAGCCACTCGTCGGTGATCTTGTTCTCGAGCACGTCGGTCTTCGTGGCGATCATCAGTACCTCCCCGAGGGGCCAAAGGTGGTGGGACTCGGCAGCGGAGCGTTCTGGCGGGCGGCCATCCGTTCGAGCTTCTGGGCCATGCGGAGCGGATGATGCGCGGGCAGCACGCCCTTCGGCGGCGGGACCCAGCCCGGCCGCATCCCGATCAGATACCGCAGGCACGCACAAGCATGGACTCGGCCCCGCGTTTCCGGCTTGTTCGTCGCCAGCGGACCCTCCCGGGTCACCTCCACTTTATATTTCCAGCGGAGCATCTCCCACTCCAAGTTCGGCAAACGGCTCTCCAGGAGGCCCCGCTGGTTCTTCTGGGCCATGATCCTGAGCATCGGCCAGTTCGTCATCGGCGAGGGGATCAGGTAGCTCCGCACCTTCTCGATCGCGCTCTCAACCCCGTGGTCGCTGGTGAGGAAACCGTGCCCGCGGCGGACGCTCTTGACGCCGTAATGGGCCATGGCGTCCCGGTACTGCTCGTAGATCGACATGCCGCTGCCGATCTCGCGGATGGCCGAGCCGTGGAAGTCGATCGAGATGTCCTCGATCGTCACCCCGTACATCTTGTCGCGCATCAGTTCCCCGAACTTCATCGCTGTGCACTGCGGGAAGTAGATCTCGTCGTAGAGCACGATCTCGAACGGGTCGTCCCGGCCGATCATGTCCCGGGGGTCCGGGCAGGCGCCGAAGAGCACCGCGCAGATCGAACGTCCCGGGTCGATCGCGGCAAAGCGCGTCCAGTTCGGCGGGATGTCGAACTGCTCGATGAGGTGAAGCGACTTGCGGTACTCCGGCCAGATGATCCGGCCTGCCGAAGCAAACTCACCGTCGCCGCGGATAAGCCGCTCGTAGTCCGAGAGCGTGGCCAGGAACTTCTCCTGGCTCTCCTTGTCGATGTGCAGGTTGTCGCCGAGCGAGATGTAGAACTCCTCGATGTCGCGCTCGGCCACCGGCAGGAAGACCTGCTCTTCGGCTTTGGAGTGGAGTTCGAAGAACTGCTCGGTGCCGATCTGCGGGGTGGCGCTCCAGAAGAGTCGGCCCCGGCGATCGATGGCCCGGGCGCTGAACTCCGTGAACCATTCCCGTCGCGGGATTTCCTCGTCGAGCCAGCCGATGTCGATCGTCATCCCTTGGGGCGGCTCGGCGTTGCCGGAGAAGAAGAGCAACCGGCTTCCATTGCGCAGGGTGACCAGGCTCGGGATATGCCGCTTCTTGTCCTCCCAGGCGATCGACTGGATGTAGCGCTTGGGAATGAGCGGGTCGGCGGAGCGGGCCTCGGTGCGTCGGGCCTTGTCCGATTCGTCCCAGGGGCGGTAGGCCCGCATGAGCCCCGTGGTCTTGTCGCGGATGATCTTGAAGGCGCCCTTGCCGAAGAGCTTGGGGAAGATGGTCTCCCCGATGTGCAGCCAGTCCTTGCCCACGATGTAGGCGTCGATCGGACCGGCCGGGTATTTGCCGAACGGGTCGCGGCCCAGGACGGCCCGGGAAACCTCGACGGCGGTCGAGAGCGTCTTGCCGCCGCGGTTGCCCCCGCGGATCAGGCACGTTCGGCAGCGGCTCCGGTGGAACTCCTGCTGGGCTTGGAGCGGCTCGTAGAGCTTGAGGGCTTCGGTCTTGCGCGACGTGGATTCCCGCAGGAGGTCGGTGAGCTTCTTGACGATCCGGCCCTTCTCGGTCGAGTGGTCGAGTTCGGCCAGGTGCGAGAGGTCATAGTCGACCGGTGGGCCCGGGTCCTCGGTAGGGGGCGGTTCCAGAAGCTGGTGCTGGACCGGGGTCTGGTGGTGCTTCGGAGTCGCCGCCGTCTTCGCCCCCTTCCACCCTTTCTTGCGGCGGATTCTTTTGTCGAGGGGCGGCACGTCCGGGGGTTCCGGCGTCAGGTTGTTCGGCAGGTCTGGAATCGGCGGTTCCATCCGCGATCACTCCCAGTTCGAGGGCCCTTCGGACCGTGTGCTGCAGGAGCCGTTCGACATCCTCGTCGTCGAGCCCCTGGAGGGCTTCTGCAGTGTACTCGTCGTCGTTGGTCTTGAGGGTGGAGAAGATGGTCGAGAGGATCTTCGACCGCGCGCTGGCGGTCGTGTCCATGCTCATGAACTCATCGTGCAGGAGTTGCGCGAACTTTTTGGGGCCGCCGCAGCGGGTGATGAACTCGGCGCCGATCTCGTGGAGCTTCGGACGCGGGCTCGACTCCAACTCCTTCTTGAGGATGTTGGTGTAGTTCGGCAGCGGGGCGACATCGGCAGGTTTCTTGCGGGGACGGGCCATCAGGCAGCATAACCTTTCTTGCGCCGGCGCTTGGCCTTGGCGTTTCGCTTGTGGGCCCAGTCCGTCCGCGTCGTCCTCCGAGGCCGAGGCCGGTTGTTGCCGCAGGTCGCATGCAGGAACGAGGAGGTCCAGGTTACCAAGACTTCAGGGTGGAAGGGCATGAAAAATCCCCCGGGGCGCTACTCCGAGGGATCAATGGATGGCCGGCGAGGAAGCGTTACGCCGGGCCATTGCACCTGCATCCCTGCAGGAGAGCGAAGTGATTTTAGGCATTATCGCGGACGAGCACCACGCCGACCTGATTCGGAGCCGACGGGGCCAGGGTGTCGCTGGCCGTGAACTGGTACGGTTCGCTGAAGGCGCTGGCGTTACCCTTCTGGTCGACGTGCGAAACGCTGAGCTTCACGACGTCGCCGTCGTTAACGATGAGCGAGGTGAACGCCTCGTCGGGGTTGGCGAAGGGGATGTCCTCCTCAACACCGTTGACCACCTTCTTGAGGACCTTGGATCCCTTGTCCGCTTCGGTGAACGGAGGGAACACGACCTGATACTCGAGAGCCATGAACGTTCTCCTGAGACTGGCTGACATCGGCAACGGTTTTGCTGGAGGCGTGAACGTCACGCGCACGAGGAACAACAAGAACCGCTTCCAGAGTGACCACATGATTTGACTTCGATCTATCCCGCGGGGTGAATCCCGTCCACCCCGCGTCAGTGTTTTCCTTACAGCAGGTCTTCGAGCGAGAGGCCGACGTCGCCGTACGTGCCCAGCGTCGGATGCTTCGAATCGTAGAAGGCGATGATCAGGTTCAGGATCTGGGCGATCAGCAGCGCCGGCGGCCAGACGACCGAGAAACCGGCCAGGATCTTCGCCGTCCAGCGCAGGACCTCGATGATCTGGGCCAGGCGTTCCGGGTCGATCGCCTGCACCGTGCTCAGGTCCATGTTGCCGGCCAGCGCCGCCTGGACCTCGGGGGCTCGCCGCAGGAAGAACTTCGCCCACGGCCGCTTCGCCGATTTGCGGATCGTCTCCTTGTGCGCCGCAAACCACGCCTGGGCTTGGGCCCGGGTGGTCACCGCATCGAGCGCCTCGACCGCGGCCTTGAGTTCGACCGCGTCCGGATCTCCGGAACCCATGACTCGCATCACCGGACCCGTGCCCGTTCCGCCGGGCAGCGGCGTCTTGCGGTTGCGTTCGCCGATCAGCTTGAGTTCGTCGGCCAACTCGCTGAGGATGCCGCCGAAGTCCTGGTCGAGGATCTCGGTGATCAGTTCGTCGATTTCCTTGGCATCCCCGGCATAGCCGAGGAAGGCCAGGATCGCTTTCGCGTGCATCCGGACCTTCTCCCAGTCCTTCGCGCGGATCGCCTCGTAGATCGCGATGGCGTCGGAAATGACGCCGGCTCGCCAGAGTTGCAGCAGGTCCCGAAGCCCCTGCGCCTGCATTGCAGCCATCGTTTGCATGACAGTCCCTTGTGAAGTGGCATCGGCAGAATGGGCTTTACTGGACTGGAACGCAGACACGTTCCCAGCGCCCGTTGACCCACTGCACGCTGCAGCGGGTCTGAGGAGTTGTCGCCGATGCGCCTGCCATCGGCAAGGGCAGCGGCTTCCCATCCACGTAATTCACGATCGCCGCCATCGTCCGCGAGGCCGCGGCCTTCGAGTCTCCCGTGAAGTTGAACTGGCGGCTCTTGTACGTTACCCGCCAGCCCGTCTCGGTCTTGCCGAGGATCGGGCCATCCGGCTTGTCGCAGGCACAGTCCGGACCGCACTGGCAGTCCGGCCCGCAGGTGTGGCACTTCTCCGCCGCGGGCTTCGTGCCCGGCGACGGGATGATCTTCGGACGGTCTTCGACGAGAATCGGCGGCGGAAGGGGAACCGGGTCAGCCGCCAGAGCCAAAGTGATCAGGAACGTGAACATGAGTGGCCTCCTATGCCACTCCTCATCATATCGCAATCGGGGCCGGCGGTGGCGTCAGGCCGATCGCCAGCATCAGCGGCGAGCACCAGCCCGGCCCGTAGTCGTTGTCGTCGCCGGCCGTGCCCAGGTCGACCGTCCGCGATCCCAGCAGGGCCCGCAACTCCTCCGTGCCGATCAGGGCGTTCTGCTTCTTCATCGCCGCCCGCAGGAGCGTCATCAGCCCCGCAATGAACGGTGTGGCCATGCTTGTTCCGGACATGCTCTGGTAGCCGCCGCCAGGCTTGCAGGAGATGATGTCAACCCCAGGGCCCGAGCAGTCGAGTTTGTCGCCGCGTGAACTGAAATTGGCCACGCGGAACGTACGGTCGATCGCCGCCACGCTAATGCAACTGCGAAGCTGGCCGGGATAGTCCACCCCGCCCGATCCCGAGTTTCCCGCGGCCACGATGACCCAGATCCCGGCCGCACTGGCCCGGTTACAGGCGGCCTCGATCGTCGGCGAATAGCCGCCGCCGAGGCTCATGGAGATCACCTCGCAGCCTTCCGCGGCCGCCCAGTCGATCCCGCCGGCAATGCTGGAGTCTGCCCCGGAGCCGGAATCGCCGAGGACCTTTCCGCAGTAGAGGTCGCAGCCCTGACTGACGCCAATGTCGGGATTGGCGGCGCCCACCGTGCCGAGGCAGTGAGTTCCGTGCTGATTGCGGTCGTCGTTGGGTCCGCCCCGCGAACCCGTGAAGTCCTTGGACTTCACGATGCGGTTCGCCAGATCCGGGTGCCGGATGTCGCCCCCGGTATCGAGCACCGCGGTTTTGATGCCGGTGCCGTCGGCCACGGCCCGCAGCGCGGCCACGTTCCAGAGCGGCATCGCCCAGGAGCCCGGCGCCGCGGCGTAGTTCGAGCCGCGGAAGACCGGCGGCAGCCGGTAGTCCATCGTGTTCATGATCACATCCCTGTTAAGGTTTGATTTCGAGCAGCGCTTTGACTTCCGCGTCGTTGGCCGGCATCGACCGCACCGGTCCCACCAGCGCACTCGTCTTGCCATCCGTCTTCAGGACCAGCAGGCACGGCGGGTTGAGCCCCGGGATCGTCTTGCCGTCCTTCACCGGCACCTGGTTGATCATCAGGTCCCGGACCTTGTGCCCCTTGGCACGCACCTCGGTCCATGCCTCGAGCTTGAGGCACTTCTCGACGTCCGCGGTGATCGGGCCCGTCTTGCGGACGATCGCGAAGTAGAGGCTGCCGGTCGGGACCGGATCGACCGGCTTGTCAGGATCCACCGGCGGCAGAACCTCGCCCAAGACCTCGAGGGCGATCGTCTCGATCTCCTCGGGCCAGCCGTCCACCACCGCCAGCGCGATCAGCTTGACCTTGCCGGGCTGCTTGCCCCAGACCACCGCCGAGTAAGCCTCGACGTCGACGAGCTTGAGGCCCTCGCGCTGCGGGATCGAGGCTGGCTTCTTGAGCGTCAGGACGTCGAGGTCGCCGAACTTGAGATAAGGTTCGCCCTTGGAGTCCTTGGCCAGTTCATAGACCGGCTCGACCTTCCAGCGGACCTTGTCATGGCCCTTGGCGGTGAAGACTCCGAAGGCATCGACCTTGATCTTGTCGGCACCGTCGCTGGCGCCGTCGAGACGTGAGACCTTGGCGGGCTGGCCGGGAATCGTGCCGGCATAGTGGGCGAAGAAATCGGGTTCCCCGGCGGTCAGCAGGCCGCCGAGGAGCAGGGCGAAGGGGCTAACGAGCCATCGAGCGAGCGGCATTCGGCGAGCAGTGATCATTCATGATCCTCGGGAAGTGGCAGGTGCTGTTCGGTTCCACCGGACAGGCATCCATCCGTTGAGGATACGCCAGGGCCAGCAGTTTGTAAACAACCACCGCCGTCAATCCCTCCAGCGAGCGCAGGACGATCTTCATCACGACCGCCAGGAACGCCTCCTCCTGCGTGCTCCAGTAGAGCGTCCGGTACAAGTCGAAGAGCGTGTAGATCATCGGCACGCTCGCCGCCATTACGATGCTGACCACCAGCCACATCGGGAAGCAGAGATTCTTGACACGGTTGGCCACCACGCCCCAGGCCACGAAGGCCAGCATGGCCGTCAGGGCGGGCAGGATCAGCGATGTGCTCGAGTAGAACATTACTTCTCACCCTCCTTCGAGACCAGGCGAACAAACCGTCCCGAGGCCAGGGCCTGGATCCCCGGGACGACGATTGCAACGCACAAGCCCAGTGCAAGCGCGATGCCGCCGGCAATGTTCGGATCCGTGTTGTAGTACCGGCATAGTGGTCCCGATCCGAAAAGACCCAGGGTAAACCCACCGAGCGTATAGCCGAGGAACTGCCGCTTGGTCAGTTCCTCCTTGAAGATCGCCGCCACCGTGCCACCGAAGAGGCCGGCCGCGGCACAAAACGCATAAGTCCGGAGATCGGCTTCCAAGTCCATGTTGATCCTCTGGGAAGGAGTTCAGTTCTGGACGCCAATCACCGTGATCAGTCGGTCAGGGACGCGACAAGCACCCCCATAGCATCCGCTTTCTCCTTCGAGGCCCCGCGTGCCTCTTGGAGGATCGCCGTAGCGTCGATTAACGCCACGGCCTTCGCTTCGCGCTCGCCGGGAGAAGCGTTGTCGTAGGCCAGCCGCGCCGCCGCGACTTCCGCCTCATGATGATCAACCGCCTCGGCCTGCGAGACCGACTCCTCGGCCAGGTCCTGAATGGCCTTGTTGATCTGCACTTTGGTCATGGATAACTCCGGTTTATCAATAATGGATTCTAGTTTAGTAAGTCCATGTAATTTCAATTCGTGAATCAGCACCTTGGCCCTGATCGCCAAAGACTGATACACCGCCGCCGCCACCCGGTGCTGTCCCGTTTTCTCCGGAATCAAAAAGCGCACCGGCTCCGCCTTTTGCGCCGTTGGTGGTGCCGGCCGCTCCACCTTCGCCAGCAATGGACGATCTATCTCCGTCACCGCCATTGCCCCCGTCAGTGGTATCGCCTCCCGATCCTCCACCTCCCCCGATGTCAATGCCGCCGCTGCCGCCGTTGCCAACCGTTGTGCCGGCCGTTGACGCACCGCCGGTTCCGCCGGCATCTCCATCATCGCCAGGTGTTGCCGCGGCGATGACCACCGAGTCGACGGTAACCGAACAGGCGCCGCCACTGGACTCAATCGTAGCCTCACCGCTGAACGTCGAAGTTGCTTCGGAGTACCCGCCTCCGCCTCCGCCAGTGAGCGTCCCGGCTCCGCCGTCACCGCCAGCACCCCAGCACTTGTAAGTCGTCGAGGCCAGGCCAACCTGATTGAACGTGGTGCTGGTCTCGCCGTCGTAAGTCAGAATTGTGGGCTCATTCGAATTGTTCGTCACTACCTGGCCCGTGAACTCAGCCAGGAAACCGCCGGCACCTTCGATATTCCCGGGCTCGTACCGCAATGTGACCGGTTCGCCCTGATAGGCCACGCGATCAAGCGTGAACTCCATCACGGTTGAACCGTCGCCGATGTTGTACGTCGTGATGATGTCATCGCCATGAGCATCAACGACATAAAAACCGCCGGATCCGCCTCCCGTCACAACCGTCGAAAACGTGATAACGATGACGAGGCCGGTGCTGCTGATCTCGGCACCGGTCACCGTTGGCAGGGACGGGCCGCCACCACTGCTGGTGCGATGATCTGTGATCTTCATTCCGAGGTGCATGACGGGCTCCTATTGATCAATAGTGCCCGACGATTCCCGTCACGTCTGTATCCGTGTCGAAGACCTGCCGGGCCCGCACCCAGAAGAACCCCGCCGTAACGCCCGTATATGCGACGGTCTGGCCGCCTGCCGTCAGAACTTTCAGGTTTCCGCTGCCCGCACCGCCGATCCAGAAGTACTCCGAGACATATGTAAACTCGTTGTTTGCCGTGTCCGACGGAGTCACCGCAAAGGCGTTCGATGCGGCATACCCACGCCGCTTGTCGTCCTCGTTCAGTTTTTGCGTTGCCGTGGCCATAGCAGTCGCCTCGCAGCCTGTGAACGTTACCGACCCGGGCCCGTCGACAAGCCCGGGGATCGTTTCGGTTTAACCGAAGAACGCACGATTGCCAATCACGCGGGCCGTCGTCGCCCCGTCCGCGATCGCCCCTTCCGTGAACCAGTTGGTCCCGTAGGTCGCGTTTGACTGCGCCACCGTGGCATTGCCCGGCGTCAGGCCCGTGAAGTCCATCTTGCCCGACGTCGAACTCGGCCCGATCGCAAGCTGGCCCGCCGACTTCGTGCCCGAGTTCGTGACGATGTTCACCGTCGTCGGGCCCTTGATCACGACCCAGCACAGGTCGTTGACCGGGCAGCCCGCGGCCGGCAGGTACTCGTCGACGACCCCGCAGAGGACCGTCGTCGAGGAGACCGGGGCGCCCGTCTCGCCGACGACCGTGCCGCTCAAAAGCACCGCCTGGCCCGGGGTGAGCGCGGCGTTGTGCTTGTTGCGGCAGAGGATCGCCATGACCGGCAGGTTGCTGTTGAGCACCCGGGTCGTCGGGTTGAAGTCGTTGAAGACGCGGATCTGGCCCTTGACCTTCTCGCCTTCAAGGTTGTTGCTGTCGATCGTGCGGCCGCCGTAGAACGTGGTGCCGCGCTGAATCGGATAGTCTTCATTTCCCCACATGGCTTGGCTCTCCGTGCTCGGTTGGATGGTTTGGGAAGGCCTAACCCCACTCCCCTTTGCGGGAGAGGGGTTAGGGGTGAGGGTGATTACGCCGCGAGGCCGTAGGGGTACAGCTTGGCGAAGAACGGCGGGTTCCAGATCATGTTGCCGATGAACTGGAGGATCCAGCGGTACGACATCGTCTCTTCGCTGAAAATCGGACCGTGGCTCTTGAAGAGTTCGGCCTGCATCGAACGAAGTTCCATCATGTTCGAATTGAAGCAGTAGCCCGTATTGAGCGGCATCCCGTACTCCGTCGACAGGGCAATGCCGTCCTGCTCGACGATGTCCGTGAAGCCCATGCTCACCAGCGCCGCATTCTGGCCGCGCTCGACCTTGATCTGCTGCTTGGTGTCCTGGGCGTTCTTCCACTCGAGCAGCAACTGGCCTTCCAGGAGAACCAGGTCCAGTTTGCCCGTCTGGGCCTTCTTCTTCTGCGTGTAGGTGAACGCCTTGCGCAGCGCTTCCGTGCAGGTGTTCGGCCAGGTCCGCGTGCTCGACGTGTACGCTCCCGTCACCGGGCTCGTGTAGTCGATCAGCAGCGGGCTCCAGTAGTCGTACTGCGGCGTCTGCGTCGAGCCGACCGGCCACGTTCCGGTGAACGTGCCGCCCTGGTTGCCCAGCGCCGTCGAAAGGCCCGCGAAGGTGTCGGAAGGCTGCACGAAGCCGGGCGCGGCCACCGCGGCGCCGCCGCCCATGAAGCTCTCGATCCCGTGGATCTTCTTCTCGTTGCCCGCGGCGTTGCCGTCGATGTAGAACTGGTCCGCGAAGTTCTCGCGGATGTCGTCCATCATCACCTCGGCCTTCTCGCTCCAGAGCTTGATGATCGCCTCGTTCCCGCTGTTCTGCAGCGTGTCCGTGATCGACATCATCTCCTTGCAGACGTAGCCGCGGTCGTTGTTGAGTTCCGCCGTCTTGTAGCGGTCGACCCGGCCGAAGGTCAGGACGTCGCCGTCGGCGAAGTCCTCCATCGGGTTCCGCTTGTACTTGACCTTCCAGTCGTAGTGCGTGCCCGAGTTGTTGTAACTGATCCGGCCCATCTGCTCGAGGCGGGCCAGGAGGATCCGCGAGCGCATGATGTTGTTCATCGCTTCGCGGAGATACATCGGGATGGTCGTGTTGAGGGTGGCCAGCCACCCCGGGGATTCTGCGATCGCCATGTCGTTCTCCTAACGAGGAATCACGAGACGGCGTCGTGCCGGCCCGGGGGTTTCAAAAGTCTAAGAGATCCGTCCACCCGACATCTGCCGGGTGATTTCCAGGAGGCTTGCCTGCCGCGGCGGGAAGCCCATGACCGGCACCTGCGGAGGAACACTCGAGAGCGGCGCATTCGCGCTCTGCTGGGCCGCCGCGGCGAGCAAGGCCTGCTGGTTGGCTGCGTGCTGCTGGGCCGGCGTCAACGGGACTGCCACGGGCGGTACAACCGGCGCTGCAGGCGTTCCTTGTACTGCCACTGGCACCACGGGCTGGCCCTGCTGCTGACGCCGCGCAGTGAGCATGCCGATGACCGTGTGCTTGGCCACCTGGTCGAGTTGCACCGGATCCTTGATCCCGTTGCCGCCCGCCCAAAGCTGTTCCACCACCGCCAGGTACATCGTCCCCGCCTCGGTCAGCTTCGGCTTCCCGGTCACGACATCGAACTGCTGCTGACCCTGGGCATTGAGTTCATAGACCCAGTTGCGGTTCTCGTTGTTGATCTGCTGGGCCCGCGCCTCATGGGCCGTCTGGGCCTGAAGATTCTGAGCCTCCGCCAGCGCGATCCGCTTCGCTTCCTCCTGCACCAGCGGCAACAGGATCTTCCGCGGGTCCTGCACGAACTGCTGAATGAACCGGCGCGACGACGCCATATGCTGCTGAAGCCGCACCAAGATGTCCGCCGGCGCCCCCGGAAGAGCACGGTAACCACCCTCCGCATTCGGATCCGCGATCACCATCGCGAAATCCTGCTCCGAGAACGGCACGACTCCCGTCAGCGGATCCGGCGCACCCGGTTGAACCTGCGGAACCGTCGGCGCGGCTGCCGGAACCGACTGAACCTGACGCTGCTGCTCCAACTGACGCAGCCACGCCTGACGGCCAATCTCCGCAAAATCCAAAACCCGACGCATCTCCTCCGGAGCCATCTGCGTCCGACGCAACTCCGCCAACTCCGCCTCCGCCTGCTCCAACGTTCTCACCGGCGCAGCCGGTGGAGGAACAACAGGAGCCGGCACCGCGGCAGGCTGAACCGGATCTCCCGGAACAACCTGCGGCTGAGGTGACCCCACCCCCGCCAAACTCGCCAACGACGGAGGAGCCACCGGCAACGACGGGGCAGGGGCCTGTACCCCCGCTCCCGCCTGGCTGCCGATGCCACCCCCCGAAGGAGGACCCTGCGACGGCAAAGCCGCCGCTGTTTGCTGCTGCTGTGGAACCGGATCAGGCATGACTTCACCCTCGAGGTACGGGACGGAATCGGCAGACTCTCACCACTTCTACCCACCTCACAGCCACTCAACACCCCTCACCACAAGCATTTTCACGAATCGAACCACCCCAAACCCTCAAAACATAGCGATTCTTCAGCATCTCACACAAACAGCCCTCACTTTCAAGCACTCCAGCCAATACGAACGGCTACTGTACAAATACCTGTACGAGTTCACACAATGCGTAAACTCAAGCCATTCCCGACAAAAGCCGGAAGAATCCGGAAGAACCTGGAAAATCAAACGCATACCCCAGTTTCCCAGGGTGAAAAAAATTGGGGGGAAGCACGTCAATAAGGTTTCGGGGACGAATGGGGCCTGACCCCGGTCGGTCGTTAACCCCTGCTATCATCCTGTCAACCGTTCGCCGTCGCTTGTATCGCTGCTTTTACAGTGTTCCGGCCTGATCGTCAGCATTCATGCAGCATGCGCTAAGCGACTAGTTCCGTCGACGTAAGTCTATACTGGTCATGGGGTTAATGCAGATTATAGACCCAGCGTGATTGGTGACTGTTGAATGGGAAGTATAGTTCTCTCATTTTGTCTGGATGTTCAGTGGGTGAGTGTTAACAAACGGACTCAAACTGTTAAATCTGGAAAATCCGCGAATTATTTTTCTTTGGTTTTGAAGCGGAATTGAGTGTAAGCAGGTTTACAAAACGGCCTGGTTAGCGCTGGAATGTCGGGTAGGGTAGGGGGCCGTTGCGCTCTCGGGCCGGACTAGTTTCGGCACTGGCGATGCCATTTGCAGCGCTGAGAAGCGCCGTGGTTTTCGTCGGGTTTACCGTTGCAGCTTATCCCGCACGTTGCGGGTTTTGAGTGTTGCTACGGTTGTACGCTGGTGATTCACCAGCTTTGAGGGTTTAGCTATGTCGCTGTTGTTTTCCGTCGTTGATTCGCAGATTGCAAAGTATGCGCGCACTGGTGAGAGGAGGCGGAGTTTGCGAGTTAAGGCGTCGAATGGTGACACGCTGGCT